ATCGACAAGGATCCTTTAATAGTATTTATGGCAAAACTACGTGACAATATAGAACAAAATTTACCTTTTATTAGCGTAATAAATTACGGTACTGAAGAGTACGTCGGTATCATAATTAATCAAGATCAGTTTGTAACAAGCTTCTATGATTTAAATGCTATTAAGACTGCAGAAGAACGTACACTATTTTTAGAAATAGGCGAAACTTGGTGGTGGGAAAGTAACCGTCAATTTCCTATTAATATTTTTTGTAGGGTGCAAATACAACCGTTCTTTTATGCAATAAGAACATTTAACAGTAAAGATGTACGTGTTATACTTGGGCCGGTAGTAAACCTAATGAATCTAACACTAAAACGTGTCAAACGCAAATCAGTACAGTTAGTTCGTAAAACTCGTTAACTATACTCGTAACTAACACCTTCACAGATTAAATTCATCTGTACAACTACCACATGTGCATAGGCGATAGCATGAGCTTTCTTAAAATAATACTCGTCAGTCGTTGGTTTCGTCCAAACATCTAACAACACTTCGGTCCACGGTTTGCCTAGTAGATATTTTTTCGCGGGTCGTATTATGGCTAGACAGGCCGCGAGCTGTTCTATATTTTTCGGTTTCATTGTCCTCAATACGTGCCCGTGCCCATTCACGTGAAAGAGTAGATTCGAGAAGTCGTCCTGTTCCAGTAGATCCCATAGCGGTTCTGTCTCCATTAATTGTTTAAGGTGTTGTCTGTTTTTTACACCCTCATATACGCTAACATTCAAAAAGTCTATTTTAAAGTATCCCCTATCTTCTGCAGATTTGTAATCAATAGTACTTAACCCAGTTAACGGGTTGTACGGAATAGATGTACAATATATGCCAGTGTTGTGCTTTTTAAAAGTACCATTATCGTCAATAGCCGCAACAACATGTTTGAACTTTTCAAGTGCTTGTGTTCTATTAGGAAAGTCTATGTCAATATCAGGCATCGTTACCGTCCTTGTCCCAGGTGGCTATTTTCTTCCATTGTAGTTTACCTTCGCTTGTATGTGGCACATATACTTCGCCAGTTTCTTTATCTGCCAGCATCCATTTGCCGGGACACTTGGTTTTAATTGTTAATGTTTTGGCTTTTGTTAATTCGTCTGCTTCAGTGCCGTCTAACAGCTTTCTCATATATTTGATTCCTTGACTACCTGTCTGACTAGTTCAGTGTCAGCAGATAATCTTTTAAATTTGTTCAGCCAAAACGGCAAATCCATAATAGATCCTATTGCTAGTAATTGTTCATCATTAAACTTTTTTAGCATGTCCTTACCATTCTTACTATTTAAAATAAGCCACGGGCTTACTTTTCCGTCTCTAACATCAAATACAGCTCTGCTAAGGCTAACATATAAAAAGTAATGATTCCATTGGGCTTGATTATTCTCACCCCACTCCATCATATGTTTAATGCTTCTCTCAAGGGCAGTTTCTACATTCTCATTCTTAATTAGATCAATAACATACTTGTCATAAAGTTCATCTCTGCACCAATGATCCAACTTAACTCCACTAGTCACAACATAGTTGATAAACTTGTCTGGATATAGAGGATTTACATTGCTAACAAAACTACCAAACTTTACAAAGGCATTGTAGTACGAGCTTCTTGCAAAATCATCATATGTTTTATCTTGCTTTGAGTTTTGTGTAAGACGATAGAATTTATTATAAGTGTCAAACCCCAATACCACATGCCTTTCAGTTCTAGCCATGTGCCGACGCTTTTGTTCACATACATGAACAGCCAGTGTTTTTTCTTTTGTAAAAGTATTTTTACAATGTTGACAAATATATTCTGACATTATTTTAATTTCTTGGCAATAACACTATCTTCCATTCCGTAAGTTTTTGCTAAAGCCTTAAGCTCTTTATCAGTGGTTAGATCTGCTAACATTTCAATTTCATCCATCTTTCGATTAGGATACATTTCAGCTAAGAATTTAACTTTCTTACTATTACTACCTTCTTTTTTCTTCGGTGTGATATACTGATGAAAGAATTCTGTTTCACCGTCATAGCTACACATACACAACAATATCCACATGAGCTTAGGATGCTTTTGTGCTAATAGAAACCAATTTTTATTAAATAAATTATTAACCATTGTAACAAAATGTTTTTGCTCTTCAACTGAGGGAGTCTTACCTTTTTGCCAATGTTTATCTGGCTTGGCCGCACAACTAATATAACGGTTAAGAATGAATAATTCTTGTTTAAGTGACTTTTGTTGTTCAGCATCCATGGCATCCCAAAGCTCGCGGACATTTTGATCAACGGCTGTTAATTTTTCACTTAACTCTACTTTTTCACTCACGGATTTTATCCTTGCTTAATTTGTATATCATTATAACACGATCCAGAGCCTTTTGTAAAGTAGGATTGGTTTTCGCTTCACGATGTATTTCACCCCACAACTTACTTTCTCGTATTTGCTCAATCAACGGTCTGCCATCACCGGTACGCGGATCAAAATTGGGTTTGGTAGGATCATATTCCCATCCTATAGCTTGCCTTGTTTTAGGATCAGCTCCAAATTCTCTAGCATAAGTCACGCCGCCATTCCTCTCATAAATGTATTTTGCACCGGGTTTAAGACTGCCCATTACTGATCCTTTGCAACCAATTTAGCATCAAATGCCATCACAGTCCTGTGACCAACACCTTGCCACGGATAAACTGTATGCGGCAAATGACTTGGGAAAACTATCACAGTCCCGGGGGTTGGGTTATATTTCCAAGTATCGTTCATGATAAATTTAGTAATATCTTTAGTCTGTGGCAATCTAAATAAAATTTGGCTATCGCTTGGTTTGCTATTGTCATTTAATTCAGGTGCGCTGATATAGATATTACCACTTAGATTGCCGCCTGGATGACTATGCATTTCTTGATAATCACCGTCATGTTGTCGTATAGTCCAAATACTAGTTACAACAGGTTTGCAATACTGTAGTTCTTCAGTGCCGCTTTGTTGCGATACTATCTCCATGTAACCTTGGCAAATAGATTCTAACCAAGTGACTAACCAAGTGACATCAATACCTAACACATTTGGATATACTTGTATTTGTTGTCCGCCTCTGATACTAATTGATTTGTCATCAGCATCGTTTAATTCTGGCCGACTATGCAACGATTCTGCCAGACTGTAAATTTTACTAAACTCTACAGGAGGCACATTATCGATCGCTAAAACTATAGGTTGAAAATAGGCTACTTTTAATGTCATAATATTTTATCCAATTGTATAATTTCGCTTTGTCTACTAATCTCTTTAACAAAGTATGCACAGTTAGGTTTATGTCCGAACGCTGTAGGTACTGCTAGTAGTTGTCCATTTTTCATCTTTGGAAAATACCATTTGACATCATTGTAAAAATTTACAATTTCAATCTTTTTAAACTCTACTCTAAATGAACTCAACGGATTAAAAATCAATGCTTCAAATCCCCTGTCATTTAAACTAGTTAACGGTAAAATTTCAATGTCACTTGCACAACTACTATCACCTACTGCAATACACCAATCTATGGGCATAGTAACCTCATCGTTGCCAATACGCAATACCATTGCAGGTGCATTGAAGCTTTCTAGAAATATTAATGGCATAAAGAAAAAATCTGGTTCTTTAGGATCACTGTTATCTAGTACTGCAAATCTAGTACTATCGTCTACTTCGTCTGGTAAATTACTTAATGAAAATGTTTCATTGTCTAATGTTAATATCTGCATAATTCCTTATTTTTGCCAATCTATCTTTTCAATCGTGAACGGATATTTGGCATCCTTGTAAAATTTCTTCCTCGTTGTGAGGTGACGCTTGGCGAATTTGCAGGTCGAAGTAACGTCCCAGATTTGTACAAAGTCTTTGTCTTCTGCTTTTCTAATGCCGCGCCCAATTGATTGTATAACGCGGACAAAGCTCTTTCCGGGCTCAAGAAGAACCAGATTAAAAATACGAGGGATATTAATACCAACAGCGGCCACACCATAAGTCGCCACAGTAATCTTGTTATCATTTGTCGCATGTTCTTTGTACTCTTCTTGTCGTTTCGTGCCTTTTACTTCACCTGAAATAAAAACAGCGTCGTCTAGTAAATCTATTAATTGTTTGCCTGAATCAATTCTATTAACTAGAACTAATGTGTTGCCTGTTTCCGATAAGCCTTTGACTAATTTTGCAATATATTCTATCCTGTCAGGGTTCGTAACAAGATATTTCAATTCTTCTGCGTATGACTTAAATTCTGGTAAGTCAATAAGTTGTGTAATGTTTACATGTAGATTACTCAATATTCCCATCTCTTGCAATTGGTGAGCTTTGATGCCGCCGACTACTGGGCCGATACTAGCATATATAGGTTGTGCTTCAAAATCGTCTTTAGGAACAGTGCCAGTTAACCCCCAGCGAATCGGAGCATTACACAAGTTAATTGTCAGCAAATTTTTTAGCACTTCTGCTTTTGCCATATGAACTTCATCAACAATAACTGTTTTAACACCATCAAGGAATTCTGCCAGAGTCAATGCATTTTCTAAGTCCCAGTTTTTACTTTTCTTATCTAAGACATTAAGACTTTGCCATGTACAGATAGTGTGTGTCTTACCTAAATCTTTTCGATCACCAAAGTAAACACCGACATCTAAACCAACATTAATATAGTCTTCTTCTGTCTGGGTAACAAGATCTTTGTTAGGAACAATTACTATTGTACGTCCGTATTTTTCTGCACAATGACTTAGTGTAGCAGTCATGATAGTTTTGCCAGCGCCTGTAGCAACTTCTTGCAGTGCCTGTGTGTTGGTAAAGAATCGATTTACAACTTCAACTTGATCGTCACGTAATGTGATTGGTTGTCCAGCAAATCTATGACCTTTAGGCCATACCTTGCCCATATCTGCCCAATAATTATTTGTAATTTCTCTAAATTCAATTTGCCCAGTAGTACGCAAGTCTTCGACTTCTTCAATATGAACACGCAAGCTGGCAAGTATTTCTAAACACTTTTCTAGTTGACTTAGATAGCCGTTGCCGCCAAGGCCAAACATACTAACCATACCGTCCCATCGTCCTAACTTGTAAGCAGGTTGATAACGTGCTGTTGGATTTTCATATTTAAATGAGTTGGCTAATTTTTTTCGAGCATCTAATGGAAGATTCTCAAACTTAATATTAACCTCGTCTTTTATGACTAATTTTATTCCCATTTTAACATTGTTTCCATTATTGGTTCTGCATCAGAATATGTTAGAATTAAATCACAACAACTTGCATATACCGCAGTTTTACTATGTCTTAGAGTAGCACCTAGGCTTAATACGCTCATGGGCTTCCAATCAGTTTTCAGTAAAAATTTCGGAATTTTTCCAGTTTGTACACCCACTACTCTTGTGTCTAAATCTAATTGACAATTATAACTGTTATTGGCAATGTACTGATTAAATTCTTTTCCGTTATCATTATTGTCTAACCTAAAATAAATCCCGATGTTGTCATAGATTCCATAATCTTTCAAACTTTCTGACAAAACAGTTAATTCATCTAGACATTTTTTAGGAGTATATGAGTCAAATACAACTAGCAGTGGAAATCTTTTAAGACTAACCAATGACTCAATCACTTGGCTAACACTATATTTGTTTTTATCAATCCATAGCTTTGAACTAGCTCTTGAAGCTATGTAATCAGTTAAATTTCCCGTATTTTTTTCTGTATTTTCATAAAAGTATTGATACCTCATGCTACGATCAATAATGATACTTTCGTCAATGGTTGTATCGATACCCAGGTCGGCTGTTATTTGTTTTTGAAAATTAGGATAAACAATGTTGGTAATTAAAAATTGTTTTTGAACTTCTTCTCTTGACCAAGATTTAATAGTAGTGTAGTAATTTTGTATTTTTTCATCAGTAACAAAATCATAGGGTTCTAGTGCTTCAACTAATGCAACAATATTTTTTTCAGTAAGATCAGCAGTGTAAATTTTTCCGTTGGATATCTGTACTAGATTTGACACCGATTTAGAAACAGCCTGCAATGTCTTTCTTATAGGGCTGGAAAATGTAAATTCTATAGTAAGGCAAGAATCGCCATCCGGCTGTGGTGTGATATAGAATTTTTTTACTATCTCAACTTGTCTAAATATCTTTGACCAACTCGGCGACGCTACACTTTCTTTTATTTCTTCGGATAAAAACGGTATTTTTTCTTGGTTATCTCGAATAATCTTTAAAAGCAATCGACCTTGATTTTCAGTTATGAACGCTGAATTTAAAATAATGCTAGCTAAACTTCGTAAGACTCTAGCATCTCTTTTTAAAAGATATTCTTCAACCGTAGGATTTGTATTGTTAACTATATCCAATAAAATTTGATCAATTGTTATCATACATTTATTATACATGCCTTTATTAGCAAAGTCAAGACTTTAGTGAAAAAAAATAGGCCTCAATATTATTTAAGGCCTATAGTCTGCCGTTTGGGCAAATTGATTAAATGCTAGCGTCTTCCATACCAGCAACACGGAGTTTTACAATGTTAGTAATTTGCCATTGCTTTTGATCTAATGCCTTAGTAATGCCTAACCATCTGTTGCGTAGTAGGGCAAACTCGTTGATAATTTTTTCAAAGTCAACTACATCTGCCTCGCCTTCAACAAATTTTTCACAGTCACGACTACTAAGGGCACGTTGATAGTTTTCTAAGTATTTGCGAAAGTGTTGACTTTTGAGTCTACGAAGTTCAATGTTAAGATATTCTAAGATTGCTTCAATTTCTTGTAATTGCGTAAAACGTTGTTCTACAATACCGGGCATTGCGGCCGCGGCTCGTTCAACGTTTCCACTAATGCGGCACTCACTTCTTGCGTCATCTAGTTCGGCATTAAAGTAATCTACAGCGTCGGGGATATAAGAAATATCCTTTGCAATCTTAGTATACCACATTAAAAATCTAATTCCCTGAAGTCATTTTCTTCATCATCGCCGCTGTCTTCTTCCGGCTCGTCAAGATAGTAATCAATTGCCGCATCTAGCGTGTTATCTACACCAGTAGCACTTTGTAAAACTTTATCACTGACTCCGTAATCTGCTAGGAGATCAATATATCTCTCAGCGGCTACTTCTACTTGTTTTTTATCTATATAGTCTGCA